GAACGTTAGAAGAAATAGCTAAGTTACAATTGCATGATTTCGGTATATTCCTTGAATTAGCACCAGATGAAGAAGAAAAACAATTACTTGAAAATAATATTCAAATATCTCTTCAAAAAGAACAAATTAATTTAGAAGATGCAATTGATATTAGAGAAATTAAAAATCTTAAGCTTGCTAATCAACTATTAAAACTTAGAAGAAGACAAAAATTTGAGCAAGATAGATTAATACAGCAAGAAAATATACAAATGCAATCTCAATCAAACGCACAAGCAGCACAAGCAGCGGCACAAGCAGATGCTCAAAAGCAACAAGCTATAACAGAAAGCAAAGCTCAATTAGCGCAAGTAGAAGCGCAATTAGAATCGCAAAAATTAGAAAAAGAAGCTGAAATTAAAATTATGTTGATGCAAAAAGAATTTGAGCTTAATATGCAGCTTAAAGACGCTGATTTAAATGTAATTAAAGATAAAGAGAAGTATAAGGAAGATAGAAAAGATGAAAGAACAAAGATACAAGCTTCTCAACAATCTGAACTTATAGAGCAAAGAAAAAATAATACACCTCCAAAAAAGTTTGAATCAGCAGGATTTGATACTTTAGGTGGATTTGGCTTAGAGCAGTTTGAGCCTAGATAAAAGACTGCAAAACAAACATTTATATAATATTTTATCATGGAAGAAAATAAAGACGTCGTAGTAGACGAAACACCAACAGCAGCTGAAAAGGAAGAAAAAGTACTTGAAGATGCTGGAAAAAGTACATCTATGGAAGATGGTGTTTATAAAGTAGATTTAAGTAAACCACCAAAACAAGAAACAGATGCCGTTCAAGAACAAAGCACAGATGAAAGCGTGTTACGCGGAAGCGGCACGGATGAAAAAGATGGGCAAGAAGCCGACGTGGAATTGCAAGAAGTACAGCAAGAAGAGCAATTAACTTTAGAAGAAGTTATAGAAGAAGAAGAGTCGGAAACAAAAGAAGAGCCTAAGCCTGAAGACCCAGTAGAGGAACTTAAGGAAGAAATAGAAGAAGCTGTACAAACAGCACAAGATACAGCAACAAAATTACCAGAAAACATTCAAAAGGTTGTAGACTTTATGAATGAAACTGGAGGAACGTTGGAAGATTATGTAAAAATTAATCAAGATTATTCTAACATTGATGATTCAACTTTATTATATCAATATTATAATCAAACTAAATCACATCTTACAAAAGATGAAATTGATTTTTTAATTGAAGATAATTTTAGTGTAGATGAAGAAGTTGATGAACCAAAAGATATTAAACGTAAGCAATTAGCTTACAAAGAAGAAATTGCAAAAGCTAAAAGCTATTTGGAAGGATTAAAGGGTAAATATTACAAAGAAGTCAAGTTGGGTTCTAAGTTAACCAGCGATCAACAAAAAGCTATTGAGTTTTTCAATACTTACAACTCTGAGCAATCAGAACAGCAAAAGCTGCAAGAAAAACAAACTGCTCATTTTAACAATGAATCAAATAAAGTTTTCAACGAAAATTTCAAAGGTTTTGAATTTAAAGTTGCAGACAAAAAATATAGATTTAATGTTAAAGATAAGCAACAAGTTTTTGATAAACAGTCAAACATTTTAAACGTACTAGATAAGTATATCGGTAAAGATAATATGTTACAAGACGCGACTGGTTATCATAAAGCTTTATTTGTTGCAGACAATGCAGATGCAATTGCAAATCATTTTTATGAACAAGGTAAAGCTGATGCAATAAAACAGTTAAACGCGGAATCTAAAAATATAAATATGGATCCTCGTAAAACTGGCACAGTTGAAACAGCGGGAATAAAAGTAAGAGCAATTACTGGTGATGATAGTTCAAAGTTAAAAATTAAACTTAGACAATAACTTTAAAAAAATAAAACAAAATGGCAGTAATAACTCCTACTGGCGGAGCCAATTTAAACGCGGTTCCAAATCCAGTAAAGCAAACTTTGTCGACTAACTACCTATCATTTACAGGTGGTTCAAACGACTGGTCTCAGCAATACTTACCAGAGTTATACGAAGCAGAAGTTGAAAGATATGGAGACAGATCTATCGCTAGCTTCTTAAGAATGGTGGGTGCTGAAATGCCTATGTCTTCAGATCAAGTAGTATGGTCAGAGCAAGGTAGACTACACTTAAAGTATACAGGTACTATTGTAATTGCAACAGGTGTTGTAACAATTGCAGCATCAGGTACTCACGCTGTAAGAGTAGGACAAACAGTAAAAATTAAAGGTGCTTCATCAGGTAAAATTGATAACGCATATGTATCAGCTGTTAACTCAGGTGCTACAACTTTAACACTTAAAAGATACGGTGCAGCGGCATTTAATACTTCAGGTAATACTTTTACAGACGGTGAAAATGTAACATTATTTGTTATCGGTTCAGAATTTGCAAAAGCTACTACAGGTATGACAGGTGCGGTCGTTTACTAACAAACCAATTATCTTAAAAGATAAGTATGAGGTTTCAGGATCTGATGCTTCTCAAATTGGTTGGGTAGAAATTACAGGTGAAAACGGTCAATCAGGTTACCTATGGTACCTAAAAGCAGAAGGTGATACAAGAACTAGATTCGAGGATTACTTAGAAATATCAATGGTAGAAGGTGAATTAGCAGCGTCAGGTTCTGGTGCAGCTGGTGTAACTGGAATTGGTGGAACTGAAGGGCTTTTCGCAGCAATAGAAGATAGAGGTCACATAACTGCAGGTGTTGATGGAAACTCAGCAACTGAAGATTTAGCTGACTTCGATGAAATTCTTAAGAAATTAGATACGCAAGGTGCTATCGAAGAAAACATGTTATTTGTAAACAGAGATGTTGCATTAAACATTGACGATATGCTAGCGGCTCAAAATTCTTATGGTACAGGTGGTACATCTTACGGTGTTTTCTCAAACAGCGAAGATATGGCACTTAATTTAGGTTTTTCTGGTTTCAGAAGAGGTTCTTATGACTTCTACAAAACTGACTGGAAATACTTAAATGATATTACAACAGGCGGTTCATTCACTAACATTAGAGGTGTATTAGCTCCTGCTGGAACATCAACTGTTTACGATCAAACATTAGGTAAAAACATCAAAAGACCATTCCTTCACGTCAGATATAGAGCTTCAGAAGCTGATGACAGAAAAATGAAATCTTGGACTACAGGTTCTGTAGGTGGTGCGACTACATCTGATCTAGACGCAATGGAGGTACACTATTTATCTGAAAGATGTTTAGTAGTACAAGGTGCTAATAACTTTATGTTATTAAACTAATCCTTATTTAATATGAGAATTACCCCGGCTTCGGTCGGGGATTTCTTATTTTTTTTATTATTTAATCTTATTATATCATGGCGACAAAAACAAAAACAACCCCTAAATGGGAGATGAAAGATAGATCATACTATCTAACAAACGGGAAAAGCCCGCTTACATATACAATAAAAGGTAAAAACATATTTTGGTTCGATAAAGAAAAAGGATATGAAAGAGAATTAAAATATACCTTAAACCAAAAAACTTGTTTCGTTGATGAATTTAAAGGCGATGCAAGACTTGGTCATATAGTTTTTGAAGACGGTGTATTAATTGTACCTAAAGAAAAACAATCTCTGCAAAAATTAATGTCATTATATCACCCAGATAATGGGAAGATATTTGCTGAATTTGACGCAGAACAAGAAGCAGAAGACGATTTAGATATTATAGAACTTGAAATTGATGCGCTAAATGCGGCTAAATCAATGAATATTGACCAAGCAGAAGCAATAGTAAGATCAAACATTGGTTCTGAGGTATCTAAGATGACTTCTAAAGAAATAAAAAGAGATTTATTACTATTTGCTAAAAACGATCCAGTATTGTTCTTAGAATTAGCGAATGACGATGATATTAATATTAGAAATATGGCTATTAAAGCAGCTGAATTGGGAATATTAAAATTATCTGATGACCAAAGAACATTTAAATGGGTATCAACTGGTAAAAAAATTATGACAGTACCATTTGATGAGCATCCTTACTCAGCTTTTACAGCTTTCTTAAAAACAGATGAAGGTTTGGAAGTATATAAATCAATAGAAAAAAGACTTAAGTAAAGTCAGATTATAGTGATGGCCACTGTAATCGTGGCTGTTACTATAATAAATAAAATAATATGGCAGTTAGCATAGATACAGTATATCAAAGAGTATTAGCTATTCTTAATAAAGAAAACCGTGGGTATGTAACACCACAAGAATTTAACTTGTTTGCAAACCAAGCACAGCTTGAAATATTTGAGCAGTATTTCTTTGATCTAAACCAATATGGTAGATTACCAAAGAATGATACTGAATACTCTGATTTGCCAAAAATTATAAATGAAAAATTAAGTAAGTTTAAAAAGTCCGCATCAGTATCTTACATGACGGACCATTTTCATTTACCATCCGACCTACATAAATTAGGAACTGTAGTATATAACAATACAACGCCTGTTGAACAAATTGATAAGAAAAACTTATTAGAATATCAATTATCAAAACTTACAGCACCCACAACTAATAATCCAGTATATATACAAAACATTGATAATAGCTCAACCCACTGGGGTATAAATGTTTTTCCAACAAGTATTACTTCTAATATATCAATAACATATGTTAGAAAGCCTAATGCTGTAAATTGGTCATATCAAACAGTTGCAGGAAATGCTTTATACAACGCTAGCGGCTCAACAAATTTTGAGCTTCATGATTCAGAAGAACCAAATTTAGTGTTAAAAGTATTATTATACGCAGGAGTCAGTATAAAAGATCCGAATATAGCTCAATTAGCGGACGCAAAAGAAACTAAAAAAATAACACAAGAAAAATCTTAATAAATGGGACTAATAACACAAACAGCTAAAGAATACTACACAGTAGCAAATAATTTTACTGGTGATGGTTCTACAGTTAATTTTACTGTTACATTTGACCCATTGCCATCTGCAGAAAGTGAATTTATAGTATATCAAGGAGGAAATGAAATTGATGATGATCAATATACTTATAATTCAAGTACAGGTGTTGTAACATTTTCATCAGCACCAGCAAACGGAACAGCTATACAAATTAAACTTAAAAACATAAAGCATGGTTCTTATAGGTATATTGCTTTAAATGATATTATAAACAACTTTATGGTATCATATGTAGGTGATGATAAAATTATAAGCAACGCTAGAAAGCTTGATGTATTATTCCATGCTAAAAGAGCAATACAAGAATTTAGTTACGATATATCAAGAATTGAAAAAATACAAGAAGTTGAAGTTGGAACATCTCTTACCATACCAATGCCTCAAGATTACGTAAATTATACACAGCTATCTTGGATTGATGGCGATGGGCTTGAAAGAATATTATATCCAACACAAATAACGTCTAGGCCATCTCAACCAATATTACAGGATGATACAGCTGAATACTTATATGATAATGATGAGTCTATATTAACATCAACTTCAATTACTTCAGAAAGATTTAAAAATGTACCAAATACAGATTTAAATGATGATTATTTCTATTCAGATAATGATAGAAACGCAATGATTGGTGAAGGTAAAAGATTTGGTATTGATCCAGAAACTACACAATTAAATGGTGTATTTATAATTGATGAAGCAAATGGGCAATTTGGATTCAGTAGCAACTTAGCAGGAAAGATTATAACATTAAGATATATATCTGATGGCCTTGGTACTGATAATGAAATGCAAATACATAAACTTGCAGAAGAAGCAATATATAAACATATAGCGCACGCTATATTGTCATCCAAAGCAAATATACCAGAATACATAGTAAATAGATTTAAAAGAGATAGAAGAGCAGCAATGCGTAATGCTAAACTAAGATTATCCAACCTTAAATTAAAAGAGCTTACTCAAACAATGAGAGGCAAGTCTAAGCAGATTAAACATTAATTAAATGCCAGAAATCAAAAAGGTTTTCCTACGCGGAAAGATGAATAAGGACCTCGATGAGAGATTGATCCCAGATGGCGAATATAGAGATGCTTCTAATATTCAAATATCTAGTACTGAATCAAGTGACGCTGGTACTGTTCAAAATATACTAGGAAATGAAAAAATATCTAATCTGGGAATAGGTGGTAGCTGTGTCGGCTCAATAGAAAACACAGAAACTGATAAAATATATTTATTCATTAAAGGAACTTCTGTTAACGCTATTGTTGAGTATAACGAATCAACAAATGTATTTAGACCTGTTTTAATTGACAATAGATCATCAAAAATATTAAATTTTATAGGCAATAAAATTACAGGTATAACAATAATACAAAATTTTTTAGTTTTTACTGATAATGAATCAGAACCAAAAATATTAGATTC